CTTTTCATATTCAATTCCAAGATCAAGGTGATATTTTTCAAGAGACCAATCAGAAGGAAAAACAAATCTATCAAACTTGTCTCGTTGACTTTTATCTTTTAGGAATTGTACTTCGGGGTCATTAGAGGTGTCTTGAAACCAAAGGATTTTGGGTTTATCTTCATAGTCACGAACTCTTGAAAGAATGATTTGGAAGTAGTTCCAGAGGTCATCAGGCACTCTCTCCTTGACTCTTTCGTAAATCAACTCACTACCACCCTTTGCATTCTTTGAAGCAATAACTATATCTTCAGAGGAAGGTAGTGGTGGTAGCCCTTTTAGTTTTCTTTCTCTAATCTCTTTTATCTTAGAGTCATCAAATTTAATCATGCTCATAATTTTCTCATTTGTTTGTATAATATAATTATAACAACTACTGACAACATTGTCAAGTTTTTTATGGGAAAAGTGTTCCTTGAAATTGCCCACTCAATTTGTAAAGAAGAAATCCTCTATGATGAACTTCTACATTTTCACCAGACTGTTGTAAGATTTCAGCCTCATTGTCTGCTTCTACTTTACTGTATTTTTGAATTTGTGATTTGCTCGTTTCAATTAAATATGGGTAGTTTAATGTTTGGGGAGACATAACTTCCTAGTTAGAGTAACCCTGTCTTACAAATGTAGTACGAATCTACAATATCTGAAACAGGATTAGTAATTTTGATTGACTTCGGTGATAGACGATTTTGTAAATCAATATTAGTTTCTTCTAAAAATGTTTCATACATTAATTCTTTTTTGGCATTTCCTTTTCCTGTTGCAAATTTTTTGATTACTGTTGGTGGAATCGTTGTGAAACGAAATCCATTCCTATTAAGATATTCCTTGAGTATTCCTGTATTCTCGCCAATGTTGAATACTCTTCCTGTTGCTGCAAAAGCATAATCTTCTAGGTAAACGTGTTCTACTCTTCCAGAAAACCATCGGATACACTCAATTGTCCAATTTGCGAGCTTTTGATATCTTTCTATCTCATTTGAGTATTTAGGATAATCATATCCTTTGAACGAACCAAAGGATTCATGGTATTTTGTTCTTTTGATAAAGTGAAATTTACAATTTTCAAATTTGAGTTTTTCATCAACGAGTTCTCCCACACAAACAGCTGGAGAAGTCAACGAATAATCTATTCCCGCGACAAATCTCATTTAATATTCAATATCATCAACATATGGCTCCATCAATATACCACAAAAAGCACAATGAAAAGTGGTATCTTCTCTCGGTTCACCCCTCAATTCTCTTTCATTAAATATTATTGTATATATTGCATTACAAGCATTACAATCTACTTCTATTTCTTCGTCTTCCATTTCGCTCCAAATTAATATTTTACATTATGATTCTATATATCTACAATCTCACATCCACTATCAGAAGAGCAAGCAAGTTCCTGAGAACCAGAGGTAAAGTCTTGTTGTTCAAATTTTGACAAAGTTGTCCAATCAACATCTTGAGGAATTAATTTTGACATTTCCTCGTATTCATCTTTAGTGCAATCTTGGTAAGGTGCTTGACGATAAGTATGGTCACTAAATGGAAGAAAAGAAATTCCACTAATATCGTCAAAATTTTCCCATACCCACGAACCAACTTCTGGCCATTCTTCATCTTTGACCGTAACTGTTATGGAAGGTTTGTGTTCACACCAATTTTGTTGATATGATGACCACAATTCTAACTGTTCTATTGCTGTCATATCAGTTCTACATATTGCACCTTTTGGGCTTTCTGTTGGAAAAGAAAAAACAGTAGTATGATTTGGTTTCGTTACATCGGGTTCATTTGGAAATCCACTCTGTTTCATCATCTGACAAAGTGGGTCTTTGTTGTCTGCTCTCACTGTCCGAATATAGTATGGACTATGCCGGGCATGAATACCACTAGCACTATCAACAAGCTGACTAACAGTACCAGAAGGTTTAACACAAGTGATTGCCGCCGATCTTTTAACTCCCAATTTATCCGCCCACTCTTTGTTCGTATCCACAGCCACTTTTCTAAGAGTTTGTAAAAGTTCATCTAATCCTTTCTTTCTGCCACTCGTCAGCGGGTTATCTAATATGCCGGTGAGCGAGACACCAAGTAGTCGTTCATCTGAACAGTTTCGTTCCCATTCTTTAGTAAGATATCTGAAGTTCGTGAGGGTGGATTGAAATGTACCAATGATAGTCGCAATCCGCACTTTCTTAGCAAGAGATTCGGCAGTGTCATGTCTTCTGACAATGCATTCGGATAGGTTGCAAAACTCTCTACTTCTGAGTATAATTTCGCTACATGGATTAGTTCCAAAATCTTCTCTGGGCTCTCTCCTTTCAATGAACTCTTGATTTTCATCTTTTTCTCTTTCATTCAATTTCTCTACTTGTGATTTCGCCGAGGAACCATTATACATTCCCCTTTCACCAGATTTGGAGTCGTATAGTGACAACCATTCTCTCATGAATGTTCCGACATTTGGTTTTTCTTTGTAATTTACTGAGTTATTAGCAAGTGCTCGTTGTCCTTCACGTTCCCACCATTGGCCAGACTTTGCTGTTCTCATTTCCTCATCGTTGAGATCAGACAAACTAATAAGCGCTGAACGGCGAACACCTCCTACTACAACTATAGCTGCAATTTTACATACTATGTCGTGACATTCGATTGATTTGAGTTTTCTTCCTGCTGCAGACTGAAATATTTTCGATGAGAAATGAAATAGGTCATCCAATGGTTCAGGTCCGGATGCTCTTCCTCCGAATGTCTTCAGAGGTTTCCCTGCTTCTCTTACTTTAGATAAATCCCATTGTGGAACTTGGCCACTCCACAAGAGACTGAGTAATTCTTTATATGCTTTCGCCCAACCAAGTTTAGAATCAGCAACTACTATTGTTGTATCTGTTGGATGAAATTCTTCTGCAATTGCGGGCAAATGATTTACATGGTCTGCTTCTACTGAAAATCCTACTCCTGTGCCATTCATGAGAACATATAGAATCTCATCAAAAGAACGCGGGCTGTCAATCTTCACATAAGAACAATTATATCCAGCAATATTTTCTTTACGGAGTGCTTCTCCTGCCGTCATCAAACAACGCATAGAAGGCATCACATTTAATGACAACACTTCTTTTTTCAATTTTTCCAGTTCACCATTTTCTAAATTGTAATCACACATCTCTTTTAGATGTTCTTGAAAAAATCCAAAATAACGATTAACCGTTTCCCCCCATGTTTCCCTTCGTTTTTTATCATAATCCCATCTAGCGTATCTTGACAAATGAATAAACTGCTGATATTGGGTTGGTAATGTTTCGGGATCGGGTACGGTCATTTTTTTCTCCATAGTGCTAGGTGAGTTTTTGCGTGCAGGTCTTTGAATGTATTTTTATTTATAATTTCAATTATTTTTGTTTGAATGATTCCTGAAAGTATCATGTCGTTTATATCTTTACAATCAGCTGAATCTGGCCAGATACAAATGTTCCAACCCTTATCGATGACTTTTTCCATCCTAGATATAATTTCTGTGTTTCTAGGTTCGTTATCAAATATTATAGTTCCTTTATGATCATCCATCGCTTCTTTAATATCATCATTTCCTCTGAAACTAATATCTGAACCAGCCATCGCAATACTATTTGGAAGAAACATAGAATCGAATGGTCCTTCAACTATATAGAAAGGTTTTTTCAAATCCAAACGATCTAATCCAAATATTTTAGATGATTCCTCATCCATCTTAATAGTTATGTAACGTAATTTTGTGTTTGTAAATGCCCTACCTTGAAATGTAATTAGTTGTTTATTTTTATCAAAGAAAGGAATTACAATTCTCTGTTCATTTTCAGCCAGTTCATATTCTCGGTCTGTCATCTCATTGACAAACTTTTTAAAATCATCTGTATAATATAGGTAATTCAAAAATTGAGGGGGAATAGCACGATTTATCAAGTATGTCTTAGCAAAATGGTCATCATCCAAATCACTGATTCGTGGTAATTCTATCTTTGAGTGAAATTTGGGTTGTTCATAATTCACTTTTGGGTCAGGTGTATTGTGACCTTTTCCAGTGATACCCTCTTTGTATCTCTCAAGAGCATATTCCTTATAGGTTTCCCCATCAAATTGTTTGAGAAAGTTTGAAAAGGTACTACTTTGACCACAATTATGACATCGGAAAAATAAATCGGTTCTTCTCTGGTAGAAATAACCACGCGCTTTCGTTTTACTCTTTTGAGAATCACCGCAAAAGGGGCAACGGAAATTATACAATCCGTTGGTCTTTCGTTTGAAAAGAGAAAGCCGGGAAGAAAGGATATTTACATATTTCGTATCAATGTAAGAAGGCATAATATAATTATCTAATATTGTTAATTGTTATACAGTAAGTATAACACGCTGAATCGAAAATGTCAATTCAAATCTAGGGTATTATTTTTGGGATAACGTTTGTTAATAACCAAGCAACGAGAGTAGCTGCTCCAATGGTTATCCATCTCCAACGTTCAAGAGATTCTAACTTTGTATAAATCAGATTGATATCAGAGTTCATTCGGTTTTCCGTCCTATCAACCATCTGATTCATTTTATCTTGGAGATCGCCAATACGAGAATGAAGGATTTTCATCTCATCACGAAACTCGATATCTGTCATTTTATTAACATCTTGAGCAGTCAATAACCTACCAATATTTTCTGACAAATCATTAAGTTTACTAGTAGAAGCATCTAACTTCTTCATTAGAGCGTCAAGTTCTTTGGTACGGTATTCGTCTTTTATTTTTAAGGTGTTAATTTCCGTATTAAGTTTTAGTATAGATTCTTGTTCTGCCATGTGTCACTTCCGATGGTTTGACTTCTTGAATGAATTCTTTGCAAAAATAAGCAAAAGCTTTTGGTGCAAAAGTATTTGTGTGCACCGCCCACGATTCTCCATTCAACTCAGGGTCGTGACCATCATTATGTATTTCAATTTGATTGTCATTATTATCTGTGGCTTTCCAAGTTGCTCGAGATTTTTGAATCCATTCTCCATCCATCACTTGTTCAATTGAATCATCTGCATAGGTTTGCAGATATTCTTTGAATTTCATCATTTTCATTTTCCGTGTCTGAGGTATTGCATACATCCAGTAACAGAATCCATTACTATGATTGGTTTATTTGGATACTTTCTCGCCCACGCTGTAATATATTGACCAACTTCATCTTCGCCAACATATGACTTGTACCGTCCGTACTTCTTCTTGCCAAGTAATGACCTTCCGAAAAGCTTTGGGTCTACACCAAACACATCTATACCACCAAATTTTTTCTTTATCAATCCTTTGGGTGTTTTTGATAAATCCAATGGTATATCTTTATAATCCATACCACCAGTTGCTGTAGTTGGCGAATCTTCTTCAAGTGCCCGTTGAATTCTTTTCAATGTAAGTGGATCGAATGCCAAATCTTCATTGTACATTCTTTCAAACTGGTCAAAAAATTGTAGCTCCAATTCTTCGTCATCAATTCTATAGCTATCCGATTGTTCTTTAATGAGAAAAAGAGCAGCACCATATGTTGCTATTTTCGACTTACCGCCAGGAACTTTACCCAATAGTTTCTTGATATTCCAGACAAGAGTATCAGAAAGAGTATAAGCATCCTTTTCTTCGGAACCTTCTAAGTTCCTTCTCTTTTTGAGAATCTTTCCATCTTTATCAATGATGCCTAATTTAAAAGCATCTGTTTTTTCAAATGGAGTTACCAGTTTCTTTATGAACTGATAAACGAAATATATATTCCCAATTCCCGAAATTATTCCCATAATACTATTCTATCTTTCTTAGTTCTTTGATAGTAGTTTCATTCAAAGGTATGTGACTTGTTTGAATGTCTGTGCCATCTATTCCTCTTATTACTGTGGGCAATCTATCCAAAAATATCAAAAATGGTTTGAGGATTGAATGAAATTTTTTCTCTACTCTAAAGAACAACATACGAGTTGCAGCTTCGTTCTCAAATACATTATAGATAACAATCAAATGATTGAGAATCAAAATAGTTCTCAATTCACCAGTATCAAGAAACCGATTGAAAAGTCGTTTGACATATTTTATTTTATTCAAATCCTCGTGAAACTCTTCTACTGAAGTGCATTGCGGATTGTTATAAAATTTCATAGCAAACATCATGTAGTTCTTATCATTCAAATCATCAAATAAACTCATCTATTCAAACTCTATTCTAAAATTGTTTTATGCAGTAATAGGTCCACTGCCACTCGCGAGATTTGCTGATGTACTACCTAAAGCTAAAATCATCCATCCTGAATTAACATATAATAATGTCGCTGTCTGACCCACTGCATTGAAAGTGATAGTATTATATCCATCATTAGCAGATGCTATAGGAGTGACCACCCCAGCAGGAGTAGTAGCAGCAACAGTACATACCAACATTTTTATCTGACCTGCAGATCCAGCTGCGAGTGAAAATGCTTGTGTTCCTGTTGTGGAAATAAAAGAAATTGGAGTTGTAATATCTATCGCACCACTTGTGAATGTGACAGGAGTAACTGCTAATCCCACATAAGTTGGAATAGTTTGAAATAGATTTTCTACTGTTATCTTTTTTGTTTCAGAAGCAGAAGTATCCGAAATCAATGTAAGGTCAGTATTTGCAGTTGCAGTTAGAGCATTTAACTCTGCTATTCTTTTATCAGCCATTGTCTTCTTCTTTTTTATCTAAATCGTTGACAACCACTTCTTTTTTCGGAAAAAGCGGTTTAAGTTCGTTGTCTTTTGGTGATTCTTCTATATCTATAAACTCATTGCAAAGAAGAACTGCGCCTCTTAGAGTGAGTAAATCGTCTTGAATTATTTTCAGATTTTTTTCAGTATTTAATCTAACTTCTTGTAATTCATTAAATTTTTCAGTTAGTTCTTTTCGTTTTTCTTTTATCTTTTCAAGTTTCATTTTATTTCACTTCCTTATAATTAATTAATCAAAATACTCCAAGCAGAGGTTGTCTACTCGGAGTATCAATAATGTTATAACTACGCTTTGGTCAAAATAAGAGAGGTTGATACTGGAGCGACTCCACTAGACTCATCAGTAACCACCCATCCTCTAGTAGCCGTGAACACTGCGGAAAAACTATCTCCGACATCCGTCAACGTAATGGAAGCACCACCGCTAAGAGTATCGGGTGTCCAAATTGAGTTTCCACCGCCATCAACATCTAAAACTACTATTACTTTTTGTCCGGCCGCTCCATCTGCGAGTTCTGGACTTGTAGCAGTGCCTGGTGTAGTAACAAGTATAAGACCACCAGTAGCTGTAACAGCTGATGATGCTGATGTATATGCTTGAATACCAGTTCCAGAAAATCCGTAAAAACTTGGACTTTTGTTATAGACGTTTGCAAGCGTCATTTTTTTGTTTGTTGGTGTCGTTGCAACGTCAGTAATAACGTGCACCAAATCAGCTGCAGCCGGCGCCGTTGATGCCGTCAATGCCGATACTTTTTTGTCTGCCATTTTTATCTCCTAAAAGGCAAGTGCTGGGACTCAGCACCTTTAGATTGAGTTTTAATTTCGCTAAGGATCGGGGAGATTTCTCCCCAAAGGAAAATATCCTTAGACGAGATTTTTTTCTACGCCATTGTTAATATGAGTGAGGTTGACACTGGAGCAACTCCACTAGCCATACCTGTAATAACCCAGCCTCTAGTTGTCGTGAAAACCATAGAAACACTATCTCCTACATCTGTAAGTGAAACAGAAGCAGCACCGCTAAGAGTGCCCGGTGTGATAATAGAAGCTCCACCGCCCGCAACATCATGAACAAATGTTACCATTTGCCCCGCTACTCCATCTGCGAGTGCTGGAGTTGTAGCAGTACCAGGCGTAGTAACTAATATAAGACCACCAGTTGCGGTAACAGCTGATGTTGCTGATGTATACGCTTGAATACCAGTTCCAGAGAAACCAAGAAAAGTTGGTACTTTGTTGAAAAAGTTTAAAAGTGTAACTTTTTTGTTTGTTGGATTTGTTGCAACGTCAGTAACAATGTGTGCTAAGTCAGCTACTAGACCGGCTGTTGTTGCCGTTAATGCGGTTATTTTCTTATCTGCCATTTTTGTCTCCTAAAAGGCAAGTGCTGGGACTCAGCACCTTTAGATTTACATCGCTAAGGATCGGAGAGAAACATTCTCCCCAAAGGGAAATCCTTAGACGATTAACTTCTCAAAGTATTTATATTACAATTATCCTGTAACTGTTTGTGTTACAGCAGATGTATCTGTAAGAGAAAGAAATGCGGGAACTGCAGTACCACCCATTTCTGTATCAGAAAGTGTTCCACTATTCAAAGCAAGACTACCTGTTGCAGCTCCTACTGATAATACATCATCTTCTGCGACTGTTATATTAGTTGCTGTGAAACGTTTTCTGTTTGCAGATGAACCAGTTGCGGTATAAGTAAGAACACAAGATCTACCCGAACCAGATCCCGCATTATTATTTGCTACTGTAACTTGTGGTGAACCAGCAACTGTTATTCCCTCATCCCATGTAACTTCAACAGTTACAGTTTTACTTGAACCACCAGCTGGAGCAGATGTAATGAACCTAACATCTGTAATATTTGGTGTTCCAAGACCATCTCCTGCTTCCAAAAGAAGGTCATCGCCTGCATTAGCAGTACCATCTGTACTGTTAAGTATAATACCTCCACCTTCTGGAAAATCAGTATACAGTTCTTGTTTAAAACCAGCATTTGCTGAAAGACCTGCAAGACCGCCAATAGCGACTAGAATTTCTGGTGCTGCATTTATATTACCATTTCCGGTGGCTGGAGAACCCGCTCTCATTACCCACCCTTGATTGGTAGCGTAGGAATCTTCTCTACGATATTTTGTTACTTCGTTATCCAGTAAAAATTTTGGTTTATTGGTTACTGAACTCGGATCATTTCCCCATGAAGCCATTTGACTCTCCCTTTGTATTTAAAAATTTAAAATATTAGTTATTATTACTTTTTATTAAAGTCTTCGATTGTGCATAAGACCACCGCCAGCAGTTCCTTGCTTAGTATATCGAAAGTTCAATTCAGCATTTCTTTTATCATCAACATAATCTTCTGTTTCAACAGAAAACCATTTAGTTGCCGCTTTATCCCAAAAATAAGCACCACCATCTATTTGATAAGGACCTTCCAATCCATCCGTTTGAAATTTTGCCTGATAGTCTTTGTAAGTCATTCCTAGATTTGGAGCAACGTGGTCTAATCTTGCTTCTTTATCAAACTCTTGTTCGCCGACTTCTACACCACCGATTGTGATAGCTTCTTGAACTTTCAGTTTCTTTTCCTTCATATTT